CTCATCTACTTTAATAACTTTTCCTTTGAGATCGTCTCTTTCTTTTTTTACAGATTGTGCATAGACCAAAGCTTCTTCTTTTTGACGTTCTGCTTCTCTAATTTTAAAAGTAAGTTTATCAATTCTTTTTTTGACTGATTGTGAATATTCTTCCCCTTCTTCACTTGTAACTGTTTCTTCATTAGTAGAAACTTCTGCAACTGTTTCTTCTAAATCATCATTTTTATTTTCTATCTCTATATCCATTGATTCACCAGATGTATCTATTGGAATAGTTTTATTAGTCTCTTCTTTAGTATTTAATATTGTTGGCATGGGCCCTCCATGTTAAATTAAGTTAGCTGGCAAAATATCTCGAGGATCTTCGACAACTGCCAGTACTTCATCGTCGTTGATTATACGAAGTTCACCACCATCAATGCTAAGTCTAGCTCCTGCATATTTTGTAATGATAATCCAATCGTCTTTCTTGCACCATGCACCATTAGGAAATTTATCTTTATCCATGTAAGCATCAGGACCTACGGCAATAACTTTACAAATATTAGTAGCAATTGAAGCTTGTTCAATAGCGGTATCTGTAAGAATTACACCTCCTGCTGTTTTACCTTCTAATTTTAAAGGAAATAAAACAAGACGATATCCTGTTGGTTTAGGTACTTTTTCTATATCTTTTTTCTGTGTTTCTTTTTTTTTACCATCCCAAATATGTTTTGGCATAATAAGTTTACTTTCTGGTTTATTCATCCGATAGCTCCTGTTTTTTTAGCAGGTCCGTGAGTTCCTGTACTTCTTGTTTTAAAGCATGTAACTTTCCCGTTAAATACTTATATTCGTCCCAATTTGGAACGCCTTGTAATATAGCTTGTTCTACGGTTGCTTGTCTAGCAATTAATTCTTTTTTGTAATAGGTAAAAAAATTTTCTAATCGCATGATTTCATTTGGTCAGCTAATTTTTTGCAACGATTTGGAGTTTGTTTGTTCCATTTCGAGTCGAGCATTTCGTAACTCGCACCAATAAAATTGCTTTCCTGCAGGCATTTCCACATCATACGGAACTTGGACACGCCTGTAGGGCCAAGCTGAAATACCATTTCGGTAATGGTATGTTGTGCAGTTGTAGGCAAATCAGTTACACCATGTTCTTCCATGAGTGTTCTAGCTTTACCTATTGCATTATTTAAATCTTTATCAAATACTTCTTGTAATTCTTCTTTTGTATATGTCTTGCCATCTTGAAAATTATCTTCATGCACCACTTTATGCCCCCAACCTATTGTACGAAATCCTTCCGTATCTATGTATACGTGATCTCTAAAGCCTTCGGATAATTTTACGGAACCAGCTAATTCGTCATATGTCATGTAAATATTCTTGTTGTTGGCCTTTTATCTGGTAACATTCTACCAAAACCTCTTGGATTTACGGTTATATAGCCTCCATTAGATTTTTTTACAATAGTTTTTACGTTAGTAGGTTTACCACCAGGATTACCAGCGGCTCTTTTTCTAGAAACGGCTGATTTTTTTTGTGATGAGCTCATTGATCTTGCCTTTGCAATTGGAACACATTTAGGATAAGATCTTTTGCTTCCTTTAGATCTACCACATGGTTGGTACTTACCATCTTTTTTAGGAGCACCTATATCGACCCACTTTTCTTTAACCCAAGCTCTTAATCCTTTTTTAGCCATTATGCTACTGTGGTTACTTTTCTTCTATTTTCCTTAATACCACCACAACCTTTAGCTATGCCACCTTGATTGTAATTAGATATTTTTTTTCGTTGTTGAGAAACTTTATTAATCATTCCTCCATCAGCTTTTTTCTTTGGTTTTTTTCTACCACCCTCAACTGTTTTGCCAGAACAAATTGAACTTGCATACATGTTAGCATATGCACTTGGATATACTTTAAATTTACGTTTAGCTGCTGCTTTACCTTTTGCGCAAAGTTTACCCATTATTTTTTTCTTAACCTAGATAATGTTTTAGCAAATCTTGCTCGTTGACCAAGTTTACCCTTTGCTTTTGCAGCTTTGTTTAATTTACTTGTAGGAATTTTCTCTCCTTTTTTAACACCAAGAGATTTACGCAAAGCTCCAGGTTTCTTAATAGCTTTTTTAATATCTAATTTACCGCCTTTAGCAAAAGAGACAGGTGTATCAATGACAGAACCTTCTCTAGATCCTTTAGCCATTCCACCTTTTTTTTTCTTAATAACGCCTCTGCCAATTAAAACATCTTTACGAGTTATTTTACCATCACCACTTAAATCTTTTAATTTTCTCTTAACCATTATTTTCCTCTTTTTCCCATAACTTTTTGTAAAGTTCTAGCTTGTTTAGCATGTGTATTAGATGCTTTTTTTAAACCTTTAATTACTTTTTTAACTTTTTTCTGTGAACTCTTTTTCATTTTGTTAAACCCTTTGCCTTCTCAAAACTTCTCATACCAGCGACGCCAAGCATTGAAGTGACAATTGCTAGAAGGGGCCCAGTTTCTATGGCAGGAGGCATAATATCTATACCTGCAAATTTTGCATACCATTCAATACAGGGAGATAGGATGAAAGAAAACATTAAAGCAAGCCCTCCGATCCAACCTATAAATGGTCGCCAGCCAGCAACGAATACGCTGCGATGGCTGGCTTCCTTTGCATTAACATCTAATTGTTTTTCTGCAAGCTTTTGTTGAATGCGTTGCATTATAATTTTTTTATCTAATTTCTCTTCTTCTGATGTATGAATTGAATCGATAACGGAAGCTACTTGTTTTAAAGCGCCGTCTTTACCGCCTAGTAAACCAGATAGCAATCCGAATGCCATTAAATGGCTCCGATAATAATAATTACGATTACAGCTACAATAGCAGCTTTAATCCAGTCCTTCATTTTCCAGTCGCTCCACTCTTTAAGGTGAGCCCATAGATCTTTTAATAGGTTCATAAAACCTCCTTTGTTAAAACAGGATTATACTATTTTAAACCTTTGAATGCTACTTTTTTAATTTGAACTTTACTACGTTGTCCTTTTGGTCCAGATCCTAAGTTTTGTGTAACTTTTGGTCCTTCCATTGTTGCACTATAAACATCAGCTATTGCAGTTTGATTTACATGGGGTCCTGCATAAGGATTCATATCTTTTGAAACTGTCATTTTAGCATTTGGATATAGAGAACCATTTATAAATTTTGGTTTTGGATTATTTAATGCCATGTTATCTCCTAGTGAATTGTTGGTTTATCTTCATCTAATTCTTGTAAAGCATGTTGAATAAATAGTAAAGTCTGGTCTTCACTATATCCTTTACCTTCAAACAATTCTTTTACTTTAACCATTAAAACTTCTGCCATAATTAAAGCTAAATTATCATTAGTTACTGTATCTTTGACAAATTTATCAAGAAGATCAATGTAACTATCAAATAATTGTTGTGGTGTTATTAATGTTTTATTTAGCATTTTTATATTGAAAACCTGGTCCTTTACCTTGAGCATCTAGTTTTTTAAGATTAATATTGGCTCTTAGTTGCGCAATATCTTCCTGAGAGTCAATTCTTGCATTATCAATAGCATCTTTTTGTTGTAATTTTTGTTGTTCAAAACCAAGTTTAGATTGATCAAATTGTAGTTTAGCTTGATCATTCATTGCTCGTTGTTGTAATTCTTGTTGTTTTAATTGAATAACAGGGTCTGGTTGTCCTTCACCACTCATTTGTGCTTGTAGTTGTTGTACTTCGCCCATGAATTGTGCCTCTAATGTGGCAATCTGTGCTTCAGACATTAACTCTAGATCTCCACCCTCTGCTACTTGACCCATTTGTTTTTCTGCTTGTTCTATTTGTTGAGCTACTGCTTCTTTTGCCTTAATTGTGACATGTTGTAAAATATGTTTATTTAACTCAACACCTATCTGAGGCATTAACTGAACAATTGGTGATAAACCAAAAAGTATATGTGCTTGAATATGTGCATCATGATTTTGTCCTTCGTATGCTTCAATCTTATCTTCTTCAATTAATTTACGGTTCTCCATGGATGGGCTCATAGGTTCGGGTTTTTCCAATTTCATAATCTTGTCAATATCCGAAACGCCCAAAGCCTCGTACATGCGAATATAAGCTTCTTTCACGTTGTGAAGTTGAGGCGCACTCGTTGCTAACTGAAGCTGAGTCTGTGCCAACTGAATGCGTTGTGCCATGGAGAATATGTTCGGATCTGCAACGGGAATAATATCCACGCGTTCATCGAAATCTGTTTGTTTAATAGATCTATCTCCTCCAACAACGGCATAAGGATATTCCTCAGGAAGATATGTTTGAATAACTTTAGCTAATAATTTAAATTCTGTTTGCATTGCATAATACATTCTTTTGTGAATGCTACTCATGATACGCGAACCGCGTTCTAATAAAGCAATTGTCGTTCCAACAGGGGCACCTTGATTTGCATCACCTACTTGCATGTCCGCAATTTGTGCAAAGCGTTGACCTGCATCAACAACAAAACCAAGTAAACCAAATAATGTTTGTGATGGTTCTTTATAAGGTAATGGCATTAAGCCTTCTCGAATTGCACCAGACGGTGCATCAACATCTCTAAATTCTCCTGGTTGTAAGGGTTCATCATTATCGGCGATCCGTAGACCACGTGTCTTGAAACCCGCAGGAAGATTAGCTAATGTTCCAGCATCAATTAATTGACGTAATGCTTGTGTCGCGGTACGCGATAGGCCACCAATTAAATGTATTAAACCAAAACCATAAAATCCTAAACCTGGTAAAAATTTGTAATGAACAAAATATTGTTTCTTTTTAAATAATGAAT